ACATCAGGTGTGGTTGATATGTTTGGCAATATTATGGATGGGGTTATAAAGTTAGTGCAAAAACTTGGCGAGCAAGGTGGCTTCATTGACACAATTGGCAACAAGATAACTCAAGCACTAAACAATTCAGAAAACTTTATAAAAAACGTCAAAGACTTTTTTACAAACACTGTTGAAGGATTCACAAGTTTTATTTCAAGTGCATTAACTAACGGAATATCAGCAGGTATTGCCAGAGGTGTTGCACTGGCATTACCAGGTGGTGACAATGCAAAAAAATTAGCGATGTATGATGAAGTACAAAAGATGCTTGAAAACAATCCTAATGATCCTGACACACTTAAAAAAGCATACGCAATATTACGTAGAGGCAATTTAGAAGCAAAATCAACTGATCCGTGGGCCGAATATGCTTACGAAAATAGAGGAGCAGAATCTCTACAACAATACATCCAGAAAGAAATAGGTCAGTATTATGCCAAGCCGCTGTTTCCACAATCAGGTGAAATGGGTCCGCCAACTGGCATTGTAAATCCCAATCAGCAAGGTGGAACACAAGGTGGAACACAACAGTCAGACGGTATAAGTGGCACTAGCAGGCAAAAAATTAAAATTTTACCAATGTTTGGTGATCCAACCAAATATCTTGAACAAGGTGAAATGACTGAAGGAGAGTATAGAAGAAAACAAATTGAAATACTCCAAGAACAGATTAACATACTAAACAAAATCAACACTAATTCAAAAAATCAAGTGACTTCTATTGATAAACAGACAAATACGTTGCAAAACACAACATCTTAATCCATATGCAATTTTACCAACAAAACAAGGTTGACATATAGTATTCATTTTGTTAGTATATTAAAAAGGAATTTAAATAAATAACGTTATGAGTTGGAAAAAGTACTTCAGAGAATACGACACAGCCGAAGGTTCTAAAAGCCCAATGGGGTCAGTGCCAGCCAGTGCAACATCAAACACAGGTCACGCAAGATACAACACATGGTTACCTGAGGTTTATGCAGGACAACCAAACAGAATTGAAAGATACTATCAGTATGACATGATGGATCTTGACACAGAAGTTAATTCTGCATTAGACACTATTGCAGAATTTTGTACTCAAGTTGACGAAAAAACACAATCACCTTTCACAGTATTTTACAAACAAGAACCAACCACAACTGAAACAGCATTATTGCAAAATGCATTACAGCAATGGAACAAAGTTAATGAGTGGAACAAACGTGCTTTTAAAATGTTTAGAAACACTATCAAGTATGGTGATCAAATGTTTGTGCGTGATCCTAAAACTTACAAATGGTTTTGGGTTGATCCAGGATTTGTAGACAAGATTGTTGTCAACGAAGGCAAAGGCAAAAAGCCAGAAGCATACTTTATTAGAAACTTAGATTTAAATATTAAAAATTTAAATTTAACTTCTGACTCTTATTCAAAATTCAACACACAAATGGGTTATGCAAATGCAACTCCATTCCCTGTTGGTGGTATGGGATCAAATAAAGCATATCAGCCAAGAGGTGCCACAACAGCAAATTTACCAGGCGGCTATGGATCAAGATTTCAAAGAGACGCCACAGTTTACCCAATTGATGCCACACATGTAATTCATTTAAGTATGACAGAAGGTATGGATAGATTTTGGCCTTTTGGGTTGTCAATTTTAGAACCAATCTTTAAAACATTCAAACAAAAAGAATTGTTAGAAGACTCAATTATCATTTACAGAGTGCAAAGAGCACCTGAACGTAGAGTGTTTTATATTGATGTGGGTAACATGCCAACTTCAAAAGCAATGGGATTCATTGAAAGAATCAAAAATGAAATTCATCAAAGACGTATTCCATCACAAACAGGTGGTGGTACAAATATTATGGATGCCACTTACAATCCGTTGTCAATGATTGAAGATTATTTCTTTGCACAAACGGCTGAAGGTAGAGGTTCTAAAGTTGAAACATTACCGGGCGGTACTAACTTGGGTGAAATTGATGACTTGAGATATTTCAATGATAAACTGATGAAAGGTTTGAGAATACCAAGTGCATACATGCCAAGCTCACCAAATGATCCACAAACTGCATTCACAGATGGCAGAGTTGGTACAGCATACATTCAAGAATATAGATTTACAAAATTCTGTAAAAGACTTCAAACATTTTTACAGCCAGCAATTGATCATGAATTTAAAATGTTTTTGAAACACAGAGGAATTGAAATTGATTCTGGTATGTTTGAATTACAATTTAATGAACCACAAAACTTTGGCAAGTACAGACAGATTGAACTTGACACACAATTGGTACAGATTTGGAATCAAGTACAGCAGGTGCCTCATATCAGTAAACGTTTTGCAATGAAACGTTTCTTAAAAATGACTGAAGATGAAATTCATGACAATGAAAGACTATGGGCAGAAGAAAACAAAAACTCTATGCCAGGCAATGAAGGCACAGAAGGTCTAGGTTCAGTGGGTGCGGCACCAATGCCAGGCTCAGGGTTTACAGGTGGCGCAGATGATGTGGACACAGGTGGCACAGAATCTCCAATATCAGGTGCAGAATCGCCAACATCACCAACACCCGAACAAGAATAATCAATTACATATAATATAAGTAGAACTCACATAAATAAAAGTGTTATGAGATACAATGAACTTAAAGAGGCTTACTTTCCTGAAAAAGATGCATATCATCGTGCTGACATAGGCACATCAAGAAAAACTAGACTTACACTTAAACATTTAAATGAACTAAGAAAAGTCAGAGAAATCAGAAAGCAAGACCAAGAGCAAAACAGAGAATTTGTATCAAAAATGTACGGACAACCAGCAGAAATTGTCCAGTAAAACAGAGTTTTATCTAAAATCTAAAAAAAAACACCTAAAATCTCTCTAATTAACCGGTATTTTTAACCTTTTGTGTAAATATAGTTTATAATATACGAACATTCGCGAATAATATCGTAAAAGGAGATTTAACATGTCACAAATGAGTTCAAAATTAGAACAAGTGTTAGAATTCTTAGTGAACGGTGAAAACGACAAAGCTCAAGAACTTTTACACGACACAATCGTAGAAAAAGCTAGAGAAATACACGAAGAAATCGTTAACACTCAAGAAGCAACTGACACAGAAGCAGAAACCAAAGAATCAACTGAAGAAACAACTGAAGCAAAATCAGAAGAAACAACTGAAGCAAAATCAGAAGATGATGCTGAAGAAGTTGAAGAAACAGTAGGTGGTACAGGAGATTCAGAAGAAGATCTTAAAGCAGAACTAAAGCAAAAAGCTGAAGAAGATGCTGAAGAGATTGACTATGAACAAACAAACGAAGAAGATCATGATGAAGAAGCTGAAGGTGAAGCTGAAGTAGATGCAGAAGAAGTCGAAGATTTAAAAGACAAAGCTGATGACATCGAAGACGCTTTAGAAGAACTAAAAGCAAAATTCAATGAGCTTATTGGTAACAAAGACGAAGAAGAGTCAGCAGAAGAAGAAATGCCAGCAGAAGAAGAAATGCCGGCAGAAGAATCTGCAGAACTGCCGTTAGAAGAAGCATCTTTAAAAGCAGTTAATGTAGACAATGCTGATGGATCGGATTCTACTAAATCACCAGTAGCAGGTGCACCAAAAGAAAACGCCAACGGCGCGGCACCAGTTGCAACTGGCAAAGGTGGTGAAGAAAAAGGTGGTCAAGTAGCAAAGCCAAGTGAAATGGGTGCTACAACAGAACCTAATATGTCTGAAGTAAAAGCAGATCATAATGACGGTTCAGACTCATCTGCAAAATCACCAGTAGCGAGTAAGTAATTACTCAACAGGAGTAGCAAATGAGAGTTATGCGTCCACTAACAGAAAGTTTGACATTTGATCAAGCAAAGATCAATGTCGTACAAGAAGGCAAAGAGGATCAAAAACACTACTATATGGAAGGTGTTTTTATTCAAGGTGGAGTAGTTAACGAAAACAAACGTGTTTATCCGGTTGAACAAATCCGTGGCGCAGTAGATTCAATCAAAGAGAAAATCAATGGTGGTTATTCTGTAATGGGTGAATGTGATCATCCACAAGGTTTACAGATCAACTTAGACAGAGTTTCTCATATGATAGAAAATATGTGGATGGATGGTCCAGATGGATACGGAAAACTAAAAATACTAGAAACCCCGATGGGTAAAATAGTATCAACTTTGCTTAAAGGCGGATGTAAATTGGGAGTAAGTTCCAGAGGCGCTGGCAATGTTGGTAACGATGGTAAAGTGTCAGAATTTGAAATCGTTACTGTAGACGTTGTTGCACAGCCTTCGGCCCCTGATGCATATCCAAAAGCCATTTACGAAGGTCTACTAAATATGCGTGGCGGACAAAAAATATTAAATTTGAGTCGTGATGCCACATATGATGCAGTAGCTGAAAAGTATTTGGCAGAAGAAGTTATGAAAATAATAACAGAACTAAGGTTAAAATAAGGAGATTCAGATGGCAAATATAACTGATGAAATTTTTGGATCCGAAACCCTTTCTGAAGAGGTAAAAACTCAAGTTCAGGAAGCGTGGGAGAAAAAGCTGTCTGAGGCTCGTGAGGAACTTTCTGCAGAACTTCGTGAGGAGTTTGCACAACGTTACGAAAACGACAAATCTCAAATTGTTGAAGCTATGGACAATATGATTACTGATTCTCTTAAAAAAGAGATGAGTGAACTAGCAGAAGACAAGCAAAAACTTGTTGCTGAAACTGTAGCATACAAACAAAAAATGGGAGAACATTCGGAACTGTTGACTAAGTTCGTTAATGAAACTCTTGTAAAAGAAGTGCAAGAATTACATGGCGACAGAGAGTCACTCAAAGGTCAATTTACAAACTTAGAAGAGTTTGTAGTCAGACAACTCTCCAATGAATTATCTGAGTTCGCACAAGACAAAAAAGACGTTGTTGAAACAAAAGTTAAATTAGTAGCAGAAGGTAAGAAAGTTATCGAAGATACTAAAGCGGCATTTGTTAAAAGAGCGGCTGGTCTTGTTGAAGACACAGTTAGTTCAACACTGAAAAACGAAATGACAGCACTTAAAGAAGACATCAAAGTTGCAAAAGAAAACAATTTTGGTAGAAAAGTGTTTGAAGCGTTTGCAGGTGAATACATGAGTTCTTACCTAAACGAAGGTGGAGAAATTCGTAAGTTGAATGATCAACTTACTGATCAGCAGGAAATGACCAAGACATTGGAAGGTAGCCTCGCTGAAAAAGACGCTGAAATTAAGACAGTGGAAACAAAGCTAAAAATAGCTGAAGACAAGATTGTTAGAGAAAAAACTCTTAACGAACTTGTTTCACCACTATCAAAAGATAAGCGTCAAGTAATGTCAGAGTTACTTGAATCAGTTCAAACTGTTAATCTTAAGAAGCAGTTTGAAAAATATCTACCAGCAGTGTTAAATGAAACAACTACTGAAGTTGAAACAAACAAAGTAGTAATCACAGAGCACACTGGAGATAGAGCTGAAACAATTAGCAACGACGAAAATAATGATATCGTTAATATTAAACGACTAGCAGGTCTAAGGAGTTAAACATGACAGACAAAACAATTACTGAAAATTGGGAAAATACAAAATCTGCTCTGCTAGAAGGACTTGAAGGTCAAAGAAAAGAGACTATGGGTGCAATCCTAGAGAACACTCAAACTTATTTGGCTGAAGCGGCTACAGCCGGTGCCACAGGCGCTGGTAATGTTGCGGCTTTAAACAAGGTTATCCTTCCAGTAATCAGAAGGGTTATGCCCACTGTGATCGCAAACGAAATCGTTGGTGTACAACCAATGACAGGTCCAGTTGGACAAATCCACACATTAAGAGTTAGATACGCTGACTCATTCAATTCAACATCAGGTACTGATACTACAGCAGGCGAAGAAGCACTTTCTCCGTTCAAAATTGCTGAAGGTTATTCAGGTGCAGTTGACGACAAAGCGGCTTCAACATCAACACTAGAAGGTGCGGCTGGTAACAGAATGTCAATTCAAGTGTTAAAACAAACTGTAGAAGCTAAGACAAGAAAGCTATCAGCAAGATGGACTTTTGAGTCGGCTCAAGATGCTAACGCAATGCACGGTCTTGATGTAGAAGCTGAAATTATGGCGGCTCTAGCACAAGAAATAACAGCTGAAATCGATCAAGAAATTTTAGGTTCACTAAATTCTCTAGCAACATCGGCGGCAACAAACTTTGACATGAGCACTGTAACTGGTACACACACATATATCGGTGACAAACATGCAGTTTTAGCCATCCTGATCAACAGAGAAGCAAACTTGATTGCACAAAGAACAAGAAGAGGTGCAGGTAACTGGGCAGTAATGTCTCCAACAGCACTTACAATTCTTCAATCAGCGACAACTTCAGCGTTTGCAAGAACAACTGAAGGTACATTTGATGCACCAACAAATACTAAATTTGTAGGTACATTAAACGGTTCTATGAGAGTATACGTTAATTCATATGCTTCTGATAGTGCTAACGTACTAGTTGGTTACAAAGGTCCAGGCGAAGTGGATGCGGCGGCTTTCTATTGCCCATACATTCCTCTAATGTCTTCTGGCGTTGTAATTGATCCAGGTACATTTGAGCCAGTAGTATCGTTCATGACAAGATACGGTTATGTAGAGTTAAACAACACTGCATCATCACTTGGTAATGCACAAGACTACATCTCAAAAATTGGTGTATCAAACTTGTCATTTGTGTAATCCACAAACAAGTTAAACATATTAAAGCCTCCCAGGAAACTGGGGGGCTTTTTCTTTTAAGCACATTTTAATCAAATCATTGACAATAAATAAATATAGTAAAGGAGCATAGGAAATGCCAGCAAAAGTAGTTAGACGTTCATCAGGAACAATTTCGTTTGATTCAAACGTGAATTTTGTGAATGATTTACTCGCTGTTAGCACAACAGATTTAACAACCACTGATCCAATTATTACTGTTAATGATCAAGCAGGAACTGTACCAGGTGCAGGATCAGGTTTAGAAGTTTCAGCCGGCAACGTTGCAGTAGCAAGTTTGTTATATACATCTTCTGCAGGTAACGGTAATTGGGCATTTGTAGGCGAAGGATCAATGACAGTTGACTTTCAAAATGCTACTTTTAATAATTTTTCAATAGGAACAGTTGCAAGTATCAATGTAACTTCTAATTTAGCATCACCAGGTGCAAACATAACTGGTGGTTATATAGATTCAACAGCAATTGGTTCTACTACACCATCAACAGGTTCATTTACAGATTTAACAGCAACAGGCACAGTATCACTTGGTGCTCATTCGGGTACATTAACAGGCGATACAACAGGTTTACACACTGGAAATGTGTTAGCGGCCAATACAGATGTAATTTTAAATGTTGGTTCAAGTCCAGCTATGTTAACAGGACAAGTGTCAAGTATTGCAAATCATGACACAGATAATTTAGGTGAAGGCACAACAAATTTATATTATACTGACACAAGATGGGACAATAGATTAGCAACTAAAACAACAGACAATGTGATAGAAGGTGCGTCAAATCTTTATTACACAAACTCAAGAGCAGATGCAAGAATTAATGCGGCCAACTTAACTGATTTAAACAATGTAACTATTGCCAGTGTAAACTCAGGAGAAGTTCTAACTTGGAGCGGCACTGCATGGATCAATCAAGCTCAAGCACAGAATGTAGTTAATAGCAGTGTTGATGATGACAACAGCACAACAGCAATTTCAGGAGCCACACTAGAGGCAGAAGCGGCTTCAGGATTATCAGTTGCACTAAATCCATCAAGTAACTCTAATAATATTTTAGTCACAGCACATGTAAAATATCAAGTACAGTCAAGCACAGGTACAACTGCTTTCTATATTAGATTATATAGAAACAAAGGAGGTCCTGGTGAAACACTATTAGCAGAAGACACAGTTTATGAATCTGCTAACACACCAACAATTTATCAAAGTAATTTTAACGTGTATGACATACCGGGTGGTTCAGCAACATATTCAGTTTATTATGATGCTTCCACAGCCAATGGTACATTGACACCTAATCCACAACACTCTGATACAACAGCATCAAAAGGTTATATCACAGCCACAGAAGTTAGAATTGCAACACTGAATATTGTGGAAGACACAACACCATCTCTTGGTGGAACACTAGATGTTAATTCACAAAATATTCAATTTCCAACAACCACAATTAACGATGTAATAGATGACGATACTTTTGCTACTGCTAATGCTACTAAATTGGCAACAGCAGAATCAATCAAAGCATACGTTGACTCACAGGTGGCCACAGCAAATGAATTAAGTGAACTCACAGATGTAAGCATAGGTACTCCATCAAACGGAGATGTATTGAAATACAACACAAGCACATCTCGTTGGGAAGCAGGTGTAGATGTTGACACAGATACAGGAATTTTAAGTATTGTAGAGGACACTACTCCACAATTAGGCGGAGATTTAGATCTTAATTCACAAAATATCACAGGCACAGGTAATATCAATACCACAGGTAATGCAGAATTTTCAGGAAATTTAACAGTACAAGGAAACTTAACAGTTAATGGTTCAACAACTACAATTGATGTAACACAATTAGAAGTTGATGATCCAATGATTTATTTGAATAGAAATGCTGACACAGGCTCAACTAATGCATTTGACTCTGGTCTTTTAATTGAAAGAGGTTCAACAGAAGATCATGCTGGTATGATATGGCAAGAGTCAACAGACAGATTTAAATTTTTAACATCTTCAAGTGTCACAAGTACTACAACAGTGGTCACAAACATAACACTAGCAGATGTAGAAGCCGCTACAGCTCATGTCACAGCAACGTCGGCTCAATATGCTGACTTGGCAGAGTTATATACCAGTGATGCAGAATATCCACGTGGTACAGTTATGGTCTTTGGTGGTGATGCAGAAGTAACACAATCAATTCAAGCAATGGATCATAAGATTGCTGGAGTAGTTTCTGAAGAACCAGCATACTTGATGAATTCAGGTGAAGAAGGTCTAACTGTTGCTGTAGCATTAAGAGGTAAAGTACCAGTGATGATTAAAGGTCCTGTTAAAAAAGGTGACTTGATTGTATCTAGTAACGAACCAGGTGTTGGTGAAGCACATGACGGTGTTACAAACTGTGTTTATGTGATTGGTAAATGCATTGAAAATGATGACACAGAAAATTTAACTAGATTAATTTACTGTGTAATCTAATCATATTTGTAATTTTTATCATTGTATTTGGCGTAAAATCTTAAAAAAATACCATTCCATTTTTTCATGTCTTTTATCATTTCTTGTGTATGATAAAATGTCATTGGAAATGTAAAAAATTTATACAACTTTTTCATTTCATAAAATCTTTTTTCTAAACTTTGCAAAGATTTAATGTCTTGTTTTATATCTTGTACTAGATTATCGATAAATTTTTTGTCTTTTATTAACTTAATAACCGCCATATGATCTTCATTCTTTTTATTGAAATTAATATCAATTTCTTGTATTTCAAAATAAATTGATCTTACTGGATTGATATTTTTGTGATATTTTTTCAGTATTACAGGAAGTTTGTATTTTTCATTACTAGTTTTTAAGTTGTTAGTAATAGTGTAATAAACATCTTCTAAATCATATCGTAACTGCAAATCTATTTCACTTGAATCTTTGATATAATATTGAAAAGCAGAAACTAGTATTTTGTAATATTTTTTAACTTCGTTTCTTGGTAAATTTGAAAAATATTCATAAAATCTTTGTTTAGTAATACTATGTTGATCCATATACTGAATGATATGTTTATCAAATGTACCATCTTTTTGAAACTTTTTAAAAGATTCAAACAATTTGATTTGTTCTATTTTATAAACTTTTCCCATACTACTATTTACAAATAGTTATTGGTTAAGAATTTTTTTTATCTTTTTTATATTTTTTTCGTTGTTTAATGTAGTTTTAGCACCGTTGTGTAAAGGTCTTGGATATTGACCAACTTTGACCCAAGCATATCCGTTGCTTTCATTATTAAGAGATGGTATAAATTCTTTTGGTGTAACAATAACGTAAGTGTAATATTTAAAACCGTTGTCATTTGATTGAAATGTATCTAGCGGATTAATTTTTTCCATTGGTGGCACAAAACCCATTTCTTCTTTGAGTTCTCTTCTCAAAGCATCTAGTGGAAGTTCTCCCTTTTCAATTTTACCACCCCAAAAACTCCAAGTGTTTGGATATGACACTTCTTCGCTTCTAAGATTTAATAAAATCTTTTTTGTATCTTGTGCAATAAATGTTGTACCAACTGCCTCGTACATTTTTTTTCCTTTTTTTTATTGTACACTTTTTATGGCTTAGGTGCAAGTTCTAATTTCCAATAACCGTTGTTATATTGTCCTCTATGGCTATCTATCCATTGCGATCCTGTCCATTTGTATTGTATACCTGTGTTTGTGTTTGTTACATATTCAGCACGAGTATTTTCTGATGCATCAAACACAATTGACCATGCTCCATTATTATAAGCAATGATGTCATTTTCTCCACAACTAAAACCTTTAAAACTATTATTGTTAGTGGCAATAGGATTAATAACAAGATATCTTTGTCCGTTCATTGATAAAGGTAATCCGTTGCCTGGATACGTTGTTTCTGGATCAATAATTTTATCAACTGCACTTTGAGTATTAGAAGGCAGTGTGCTTGAGTCCAGTGTAAACAATAATTTGTTTTTATCTGTTGGGTGGTATGCAATAGTACCGTAAATTAAATCTGTTGTTGAATCTAACTTGTCTGAATGATTAATAATTAATCTTGAAATGCCGTCTTGCAGTTCTCCGTAAATATCTAAAAATTCTTTCCAACTTTCATCTTCATTGGCTCCGTATGCACCAAGCAATGATACTTCATTGCCAGCAATTGATATCTGTGCATTTTCTGGTGTAATAATCTGTGTTGATATTTGACCTGGAAACTGTTCAAAAAAGTCAATAAATCTTGGATCATAATCTAAATCATCGATTGATTCTGTGTTGTTTACTCTAGCAACTATTTGTTTGATAATTGATTGCTTTTTAACTTTTGCAGGAGGATTAATCCAGATTGGTAAACTAAAAGTCAATGTTGACACGTCTAGTTGTGTGTCAACTCCTTGTGGCACAGCACGTGAACTCCAGTTGATATCAATTAATTCAACATTAGTGATGTTGGTCCAATCTAAAGGATTGTCATTTGCCTGTAGTTCTACTGCTGGGTTGAACAGTGTTAGCACTTGTTCTAAAAGTTGTAATTTTTGGTCAGTGTTTGAACACCAAACATCAACTGCCATGTTTAAATTGTATGGAACCGGCATAAATCTTTCTACAGTGTATGTGTTACCAATCTCATGCAAATAAGAGTCGTTTACTTCATCATATTTTCTTTCTTGTACCTGTACTTTGTCAACAAGTCTAGGTTCTTGTAATCTATCTCTTGCAAGTTGCAAGTTAGCAACATACACAGACATAAAAGGTGCAGAACTCATAACATTTTCAGAATTATGTCTTTGTAAATGTGCAACCATTCTACTCATATCAGCATATCTTACAGGAACTCTGATATATGATTCACTGTCAGAATTATCTTTTTTTCCTACACGAATAGAAAAATTATCAAAAATTCTTATGAATTGTAAAATGTATCTTCTTATTTGTTGATCGTACCAGTAATCCATATTAATCTGCCTTTGGTGGTATCACCTTACTTAAATTTTGTTTTTCACTGCCATCACCTGTCACTGTTGATGAAGATTTGTTGTTGATAAAACTGTCAAGACCTTTGTTTGAACTCACATAATTACCTCTGTAATTGTCTGAGATTTTGATAAATCTGTTACCTTGTTTTCTAAATAATCTGCTTGGAGAGTAATCAGTACGTAACACATATTGTCCTTCTTGTATTGAACTTGGAAAACTGTTTCCAGTGTGCGATATTGTAATACCTTTTCCAGCAGTTCCGTCTTGACTCTTTGGATCAACTTTATGTAATGCTTCTCCTTCAACATATAAATGACCAACTTGATTTCCTTTTGTTGGAACATTTCTTTCAGCTTCATTGATAACTGCATCATTGATATTAATATCTGACTGATATGTTGAAATAATATTTTTTAAATCTCCGGCATCTTCACCACTGCCAAGAATATCTCTAAATTCTTGTGTGTCTTGCATAGCCACTGCTTTGCATCTCCAAATGTGTGGCCACCAACCTGGATCATAACCTTCTTGACCTCTTGCAGTGTCTTCAACCACATAAAATTTATTAATGGCTAAATTTTCTGATGGAGTAAAAGATGAAACAGTTTGTGTTGCTGAACTGGTTTCACCTGTGAGAGTTTCATTAGCATCAAACAATCCATCAGTGGACAATCTAATAGTTTTAGCATTGTGATTGTAATCAATAACAGTGCCAACAGTACCTGATGTTTCACCTGTAACAGTTTCGCCTTTTCTAAACTTTTTAGTTGGTTTACTTGTTAAGGTAATCATGGCCGCTTCAAGTCTTAAATCATCTCTCAAATGCGGCAATTCAAATACATCACCTGGCATGATTTTTCTACCAAGTTGTTCAACCATGCTGTTTAAATGAAATGTAATGTAAATTGTATCGCTGGTTTGAAACAAGCCAAATTGTGTCAAATCAAAATCTTGATCATTTAAAGAATAATTACCTCTTAAATCATATACATCTGGATCGTATTTTCTATCTCTATTTTCTAAAAATAATAGATCTTGTATGTTTGCTGGACCCAAACTGCTATTCTTTGGCTGATCATGTGATATACTGTTTGTATTAACATGGGGACCTAAGTATTTGTGTACAAATACGCCCGTACCACCTGCATATAGGTGTTCTTTTACTACACGATCAACAAATTTGTAGTCGTTTCCTTTATCTGGTTTCCATAAGCTAATTCTTGGCATAGTTATTCCTTACATAGTATTTATTGTATTAAAATCTTTTTATAAATACTATTAACATGGCTACTAAGAAAACTAACAGACAGGAACTTATTACAGACATTCGTAACATCTTAGGTGATGGTATGGTTGATGTGGAACTTGATCCAAAACACTACGAACAAGCAATTGATCTAGCAGTTGATAGATACAGACAAAGATCGTCAAATTCTACAGAAGAAGCGTATATTCATTTAGAACTACAGCAAGATATTCAAGAATATACACTAGCAAGAGAAGTAATTGAGGTTCGTGAAATTTTCAGAAGATCAGTTGCAGGATCATCAAGTTCTGTTGATTTAGATCCTTTTGAACTTGCTTACACTAATCTTTACTTTTTGCAGGGTGGTAGAATAGGTGGATTGCTAACATGGGATGCATTTGCACAATACCAAGAAACTGTTAGAAGACTATTTGGTGGTTATTTAAACTTCAAATATGTAACAGAAAAACAAAAATTAATACTAATGAGAAGACCCAGATCCAAAGAAAATGTGCTGTTACAAGTTTACATGGAAAAACCTGCTGAAACTTTAATTGATCAAAGATACAGTAAACCATGGATAAGAGATTATGCACTTGCACAGTGTAAAATGATGTTGGGTGAAGCCAGATCTAAATATGGTACTTTACCTGGTGCGGCTGGTGGTGTTTCTCTTAATGGTGCTGATTTAAAAGCAGAAGCTCAATCTGCCATGGAACGTCTTGAAAGAGAAATTGAAACATACGGCACAGGCGAAGATCCACTAACTTGGGTTATTGGATAATTTTTGTTGACTAATCACAAAAAATAAGTTAATATATTAATATGATTGTTGGTATTGTTGGATTTATAGGTGCCGGTAAGGACACTGTTGCTCAAGTTTTCAAAGACAATGGGTATAAGCATGAGTCTTTTGCTAATCCGTTGAAAGATGCTGTGTCTCATATTTTTGGGTGGCCAAAAGAAATGCTGGAAGGCAAAACTGAAGCCAGTCGTAAATTTAGAGAAGCGTCTGATCCATGGTGGAGTAGTAAACTAGGTTTCAAAACTTTTACACCAAGATTAGCTTTGCAGTTGATTGGCACAGAAGTTTTTAGAGATAGTTTTAATCCAAACATTTGGCTACACAGTTTAGAAAATCGTTATGTGTCAAGTGGCATGAAAAAAATAGTAATTAGCGATTGCCGTTTTAAAAACGAAGTTAGTTTGATAAAATCATTAGGTGGTTATTTAATTAAAGTGCAAAGAGGCGGAACTCCACATTGGTATGAAATGGCAGTTGAAGCCGCATCTGGAGATGCTTTTAGTCAACACAGTCTAGCAGAAATGGGTATACACCAAAGCGAATGGGATTGGGTCAATCAAAAAATTGATTATGAAATTCACAACAATTCTACAATTGAAGATTTACAATTACAAACACAACAAATCATAGAAAAAATAAATTCAAACACAAAAACGGTTGACAAGAAATAAAACCTGTACTACTATAAAAGTACGTTAATAGAAACTTCCATTTACAGCACAGAAGGAAAACAAAATGTCTGAACAGTTCATCAACGAATTCTTTGGTCTAGTGAAAAAATCAAAGCCCCAAAACATTGAACTCTGTATCAACAAAAACAAATCAAATGGTCACATTGATCAAGTGGGATTTTACAATACAGATTCAAAAGAATATGTAATCTACAACGTCAATGAACTAACTCGATCGTGTATGAAAGAGTTTCGTTTGTTTCTTAAAAAAAGGTAACACAATGAGATCTGATATGGAGTATCTTGGATATCAATACTTTTGCGAGTATGATGATGATCCTGATGATCGCACAAGAAAATTTTGGCACATAGTAAAAGACCCAACCGGCAACGAAATTAAAGGAGCCAATTGGGGACCTTATCATAATGTGAGTTATGAAGAATTTAAACAATTTGTAATAGATTATTGTGTAACAACACAAGGAGAATTAGACTATGGTTGATCGTTTTGATCTTGAAGAAAAAATTATGCGAGCCAGTTGGGTGCTAGAAGACATTCGCTTGTTTCGTGATAGATTTTGGCAACGTGAAACAATGACTCAAGATGAAATTGATAATTTTCTTATGGCTATGGAAACAATCTATCAACACAGATTCGATGATCTTGAAGACATGATGTGTCAAGTGTTTGAATTAAACCAATATCGTAAAAAAGATCCAAAGATTAACACACAGCCACAATCAACAAAAGAGCTAGATGAGTTTTACAATGAAGTAGAAACTAATCGCAAAGTTAAACCAGACTTAATGTCAACGTTTGACGAGAAAATGTAGTGATTGCGAGCATGGCGGAATAGGTAGACGCAACGGACTTAAAATCCGTTATCAATTATGGTGTG